CATTTGTTTTTTCATCTGCTTTACCTATTGGCTCAAATATTTCTCCATCTCCATTTAAATCTTTTTGTAAAATAAATTCTTGATCTAATACTTGTGCAGATTCTAATAATGATCTATTTTTAGAATTTAATCTTGCTCCTTCAAGTGCAATTTGTTTTTGTCTTTTCCAAACAGAAGGGTGAGGTAATGCTCCAGCATATTGTGGATCTAATGCATTATACATATTTTCATATGCTACAGATTTTTCTGTAAACTCTGCTAATACAGAAGATAACATTTCATTATCATAATCTTTATAATCTATATTTTCTAAATGTCTTATAGTGTTACTTAACCAAACACTTGTATCATCATCATTTAATTTTATTAAATCAGTTTGTTGTTTATTATAATGTCTATTAATTATTTGTTGACCTTCTCTAGCAGCCATCATACCAACATATTGTTTAGCCCAACCTTTATATCTTTCAGGCACTTGATTAACTAATGTTGAAACATAAGAATCTACATTTTTAGTAAACCCATTTGGATTAACTCTATTATCCATAGCAAAATCATTAATTGCTTTATAACTATCAATACTAAATTGTGCTTTCCATTTTTCTTCTTCCATAGTAGCAACTCTTTTAGTTTGCACATCTAAAGCATTACCAATACTTTCTGATGCTGTAGCTAACCAATCACCACTATATGTTGGAACTACACCCATTCTACTAGCTATAGAACTAGGTGTAACTTGTGTTTGTTTTTTACCAGTTGTTAATGCCATTATAATCCATACGGATAATTTTTCCGCCCTGTACTATTGTATTGATATTTTAAATTTATTTCAGGTTGCTTGTTACCTTGCATATATTTATATGTAGCCATACCACTTGTTAGCTCTGCTATAATACTTGCATAACCACCAAACACTAAATCTTTTTCTTTCATTCTATTTTCAAAAATCATTTGACCGTATTTTTGATTTACTACTTTACCCATTAAACGAATATCAGCTAAATCTTTATCTCTATTTTTTTTAACTTGATTATTAATATTTAAAAAACTCATACTATCATCAGAATATCCTGTAATAGATTGGAAAGCTAAGTTTTGTCCTAACTCTGCTTCTGCATCTGCTCTTCTTTGATTTTCTGCTTCTAAAGCTCTTAATGCTGCTAATCTAGATTCTGCTGCTATTCTATAATTTTCTCTAGCTAATGCAGCTCTTTGTGCTTGTATACTAGATATTTGACCAGCAGTTTGTACTCCTGTACTTATTGCAAATAATGTTGCTGCTTCTACACCACTCATGCGAACTGTATCTCCATAGCTATTCCTAATACCTTTAATGGTAATGGATCGTTTTGGCTAATAGTAATTGTAGGACTTTTACTGTAACCTAAAAAATTAAATTCTTTTTTTGCTGTAACTGCAGTTATATCTGTGCCAGAAGTAAACCCAGCTTGTTGTATTACTAACTCTTTAGAATTTAAATCTTGAGCTTTCATTGTTATATCTAAACCACCAGATATATCTACAATAGCTTTATTAACTCGTCTTGGTTGACCTGTAAGTGGGCCGGTATCTATTTCTTTATCTATAGACATTGTTTCTAATATAGGTGTATAATTAAATCCAACTCTTACTCCAGTAGGAAATGGTGCAGATGTTAATGTTATTCTACTATTAGAATCTACTGTAAATTCACCTAATGATCCATTACCAAATACTGCAAATACTGTATCAGTGTTTTCGTAAATAGCATTTACTGTATGTAAAAATCCATCTACTAATGTAATAACTGCATCATCGGCTGGTACAGCTGCAAGATTTTTATCTAATGTTAATGTGTGTTGAGAAGCTCCAGCAGATACAGCAGTAATAGTATATTCTGCTGCATTTCCAGCTATTGTAAATGTTTCTTGTATTTGTGGAGCAGTGCTAAAACCATCAACAACTAAAGTGTTTTGATCAGTAGCTTGACTTGCTCCTTTAACTAATGGTGTTCCTTTTTGAAATACTGTTGTAGTAGTAGAACAATCAAGAGTAATAGCATCATCATTAGCAAATCTTTCTAATAAATATTTAGTACCACTAGGTACAACTCTTTTAACTATTACAAATAATTTATCATTTAATGCAGTTATACTATGAAACTTATCTCCAGTTTGTGTTTCCCACATAGTCCAACCAGCAATTTTTTCATCACGAATAGAATGAAAAACTGCAAGTTTACCATCTTCATTAGTTCCACTATTTAAAAAAAAAGCAAACTGTTCTGGTTTAGTTTCATTACCTGTCATCATAGATAATTGTTTAGGAGAATCAATTAAATGAGAAGCTAATACAGATACACTTGTAGATCTATATGCTTGTTCAACATCTGAAAATACATATTCCCTTACTGACTTACCATTCTTTTGACTAAACATAGAAGCTCCATCAAAAGGTATTGGTGCTGCTCTATTAATTCCATAAGGTGTTTGTCTTAAAAAAGCTATACTACTAGGAGTAATAGCAGCAGACTGTGATGATACTGGTACATAGTATTCTCCACTATCAGTAAATATTTGTAAGTTACGAGATGAAATCATATGTCTAATTTCGTTTACTGTATCACTTGCAATAGCAACATTAATAGCTTCATTAGCTAAACCAGTACCTAAATCAAAATTAAAATATCCTCCAATTTGACTAGCTATAACTGCTGCTGGATTATCTCTTACACCAGCAAACCATAATCTATTATCGTGAAAAGATACAGCTTGTGGAAATCCATTTACAGCAGATATTAATTGTTCTGACCAATCTGCATTAGCATCTGTATTAGGTAATGCTTCTAGTATAGTAGCAGTAACTGTAGTTGCATTTGTAAAACCTACAATCTTAACTTGTTTACCACCAATTTTTAAATATGTTCCATTATGTCCTGATACAAAAGAATCTGCACTAGCAGTTAATGTAACGCTGTTTCCAGTAGTTGCGCCAGGTGTTATTGTTATTGTGCTATCAGCATATTTGTAAAATGGTTGTGTAGTTTTATTTATACCATTTACAGTTACAGTATCATCTTCTTCAAAAGCATAAGCTGCTACACTAAAAGAACTAGCAGAAGCTCTTGTAATTTTTCTTATAGGATTTTCTCTATGACATAAAAAAACTGTATCACCAAACTGTGCAAAATTTAATTCAAATAACTGTGCAGTAGTCCAATTACAATTAGAAGTAATATTAGATTGTATTACTGCTCCACTAGAATTGTAAACATCTAATCTATTATTAGATAATACAAATATAGCTACTTCATCATTAGAAAATATAAATGGCATTATTCTACATTCGGCAGGCATTGTAGCCATATACTCAGTAGCTGGTCTACGCATTACTCCACCTTCATCTAATAAATACCAGTTGCGTACTTGTTTACCACCTTCAAAATATGCTTTAGCATCAGTTCTTGCATTAAGGAGATTGTTAATTTCTCCTGAAGAAAAGTTTGTATATACTTGTCTAATTTTTCTAGGCATTAACTGACTACAAGTCCACTACGACTGCTTCTTCTTTCTGTTATAAATCTATCAGTAGAAAGTGTTTTAGTTGTAGTTTCTGAGGAGTCAGTATTTTTTGCAATTAATAATTGTCTTTCACTTAATTGATCAAACTCTCGAACAAGTGCTGCATCTCTTGCTACTGATCCACCAAAGATACTAGCTAGTTTATATTCTACTGCTAATCTAAAGTGTGGGGGAAACTGATCTTCGCTTTGTCTAAATACATAATCCATAATAACTGTAGTTGATGATCCAAAACCATCTAAATATATTTTATCTTCGTATCTATGATATCGTAATAACGCATCATTAGAAGTTACTGATAATATTTTTAAACATTCAGGATTAGAAGGTATTTGATAAGCGTATTCAAATCTACCAGTAGGTGCATCTGCTAACAAAGATAACTGTTGTTGTCCTGTTGCAAATCTCCAATTATGTCTAGTTAATGTAGATTCAACTACTTCTTCATATATTGTATTAGTTACAAGAGCTTCTGTAGTGTCATCAGTAAATGATGAAATAGGATTTGCTCCTATCATTACTAATGCTCTTGAAGCTATATCTACTTTGGTTACTGCCATTATTCTCTAGGTAGCAATATACTTAAGTTCTTACCTTGTATTTGATTAATTTTATATTTATCATTTAAATAAGAAACAATATTTCTAAAATCTTGTTTTCTTGATTGAGGGTTGTCTGAAATAACAATCGATTCTAACATATCCATATTTAATCTTACATCATCTATCTCTTTAGGATTTAAATGTTTTGGCGACATAAAAGTATTTTTATTTTTATCACCAACTAAATTAACTTGTATTTGTCCATCTGGCATACTTTTATATGTATAAGATACTTTACTTGTAGCTGCTAAAACAGAAGTTCCTAATGCTCCAGCTATAACACCACTTAATAAAGGTTTACTTTTAATTGTATTTGAAACTTTATTTATTGTTGGTTTAGCTTTATTTGAAACTTTATCTATTGTTGGTTTAGCTGCTTTAATAGCTTTTTTTCCTGTTTGTGCTGCACTTGCTCCTACACCAGCAACAATATCAGGTGTTTTCATAATTTTTCTTGTTGCTTTATCTGCGTCTATTGCAGCTTTGTTAGGATCAATAGCTGATTTAAATTTTGCATTAGTTAATTCATCTTTTACTTTTTTTTGTTTTATTCTACGACCTTTAGTTTCTAAATCTTTTTTTTTCTTTTTGGCAACATTAATAGCTTTGCCAACTATTTTTTTTCCTACCTTAATTGCTCCAGCTATTGCCATAATTTTTTCCTATATTAGAGAGGGGATTGTTCCCCTCTCTTAGTAATATACTTATGCTAGTATTACTG